TCGGGTACTCAGCACCCTCGTCCACATCACCGGCACGCATGGCGCTGATGGCGGGGAAGGTAATCTGCTGCCCGTTCTGGAACGAGATCTTCTGGAGAAGATCCTGGAGAACGATGCGAGGCTCAATGGCCTCGCGGACGACCTGGCTCACGACCTTCGGGAGAAGGAGGGGCTGGTCGGTGGAGAACTGCGTGTCGAGGAACTCGGCCTCGTCGATCTCGCCCTTGTCGAACGCGGCCTTCTTGAGGGCGTCCGCCTTGGCGAGGTCCTTGTACGAGAACCGGACCTCCGGGTCGTCGGGATCGTAGCCGTTGTTGCGCCAGATCTCGAGGTTGCGGATGAACCGCTTGTCGTGGTCGCGGAGGTGGCGGCGCTTGATGCCGTACTTCATCCGCATGGTCTCGGCGCGGTCGACGCCGAGGGTGGACTGTTCGATGCGCTCGTCCACACGGCGCTCGAGCTCCGTCTCGACATCGGCGTCACGCGCCTTCATGATGTTGAGGACGGCGTCGATCTGCTCGTCGTTGAACGCATCGAGCTTGACGCCGCTGGTCTCGAGGGAATCCTTGGTGATCTCGGGAAGGCTCATGGGTTGTTCCTTTCAGCTCCTTTGGGCGCCGTTAGACGCGGACCTCGATCTCGAGAGCCCAGAAATCGCCAGAGGCATCGGCCGTGGCGTAGTCGAAGTAGGGCGGAATGCCGGTCGAACCGCTGCCGGCGAGGCCGAGACCGGGGACGGTCTGGACCTTGTTCAGCTCCGGGTAGTCGAGGTCGGCGTTGAGCGTCGAGACGTTCAGGTTGGTCGCGATGCGGGCAGCCGCAATCGTCTGGCCGGCCGAGGTGGCCGTCTGCGAGACGATCTTGTGCTTGCCGACACAGCGGCCGACCACATGGTTCATCACCAGAAGAGCAGCTGCAAGCGTGTCGCCTCCAGCGGCGCGGCTGACAGACTGGATACGACCAGGCGTCATCGTGGCGAATGCACCCTGCGGGTTGTACGAAGGCGTGGTCGTGTCGTCGAGCATGACCAGGTCGCCGACGTTGATCAGCTTCTCTTCCGTGGTCATGGCCGGGATCTCGATGTTCTGGCCCCAGGCCAGCCACGACATCGTCCGCTGGTTGCGGTCGTAGTTCGTGAAGCGATCGGCGATCCAGGGCGCGTAGTGCGGCCGGTAGATGACGCCGACCGGCTTGGTGGCCGGGACGCTGGTCGCGCCGGCCTCGGCCGTGCCGACCACGTCGGTGCCGTAGACACCGTCGATGTCCGGGGTACCACCGCCCCAGTGGCCGTCACTGTCGAGATCGACAGCGCTGTAGGTCACCGTGTAGCTGGTGGGGCAAGCCGGAACGACCGGCTGGTGAGCGCGATGGGTGTCGTCGATGCCGGAAGCGTCGAGGGCCAGACGGCCAACGAACGTACCGGGGAGCAGCACGATCGGGTCGTGCTTGTGCTCGTCCACGCGGGCGACGGGCAGGAAGTAGGCAGCCTTGACCTGCTGGAAGGTGGGACGCTTCCCTTCCTGGGACTCGTTGTACGGGGTCCGGAACTTGGCGTAGCCGCGGGGGACTCGAAGGTTGGTCATTTCGGTGGTCCTTTCCTCAGAAAAGTACTATCTGGATGGGGAAGTTCAAACCGCTGGAAAAAAAATCCCCGCGGGCCTAGAGGCTCTTGCTCGCCGAAGCCTTCCTGGCTTCGGGGGTTTTGTCGGTTTCCGTGGCGTCGTCGGCGGCCTTGCGGCTGTCGGCGTCGTTGGTGGTTTCACCGTTTTTGTCGGTCGGATCCTTCTCCTGGCCCTTGTCCTTGAGGAACCCAGCCGGGTCCGGAGTCTTCTCGGCGAGCGCCTTCTGGAAGGAGCCCATCGAATCCTTGATCGCGTCGGCGAGGCTGTCCTCACTGCGCTCGGCGAGCTTGGTCACCGCCTCCTCGAACTTCTCGTCCGAGTCGACAACGAGGGAGCCGGAGACCAGCCGCATGACGGCCAGCTCGCGCGCCTTCGCCGAGTGGAGCTTCTCGCGCAGGTCGGTGTTCGAGTCGGCGAGCGCCTTCGAGGCGGCTTCGACGGACTCGTTCTTCTCGACCAGTGCGTCCTTCTCGGTCGTGAGACCGACGATGGACTTGTCACGGGAGGCGAGGTCGGTGCTCAGCTCGACAGCCTTGTCGAGGAGTGCCTCGTCCTTGAGGCCGGCCAGGCTGTCACGGAGGACAACCTCGGGGGCCTTGGCCTTGGGGGCCGGCGTTTCGGGAGTCTGCTTCTTGTCACTCATGGGGGTTTCCTCGTGCTTGGTAAGCATACCGTACGGATCGGCCGACGTCTCGTCTTTCACCGGACATCCGAGAGCCTTGGCCTTGCGAGACACGCAAGCGAGGACCTTGGCCTTGGAGTCGGCACTGAGCTTGGCGCGGCCGATAAGGCGCCGAGCGGCAGTCACGTGAGCACAGTCAGGAACGGGGAAAGAGCGATTCGGGCCGCAGAAAGTGCTTGCTTTCAGCTTTTTCCGCTTGGCCGTCGTCAGCTTGGCGTCGATGAACTCGAGCTCTTCCTCGTCGCAGATGATGGCGATCTGCTGGGCCTTGGAGAGCTTTTTCTCCCTCAGGGCCTTGTCCACCATCCGGGCACATTCCATGGCGTCAACCAGAGAAACCTGCTCGAGATGGTCATCCATCATGTCGAAATCGAAGGCGTGGACGTGGTGATCGCCGCTGTTGGCGTCCCGCGTTTCGCCCTTGAAGGTCTTGGCGTTGAGGTCCTCGATCGGGAGGTCCACGGAGTGGTAGTGATGCTCACCCTTGTCGGTGAACTCGGTGCCACCCTGGAGGCGCTTCTTGCCCAGGTCCATCTCCAGGTAGAGGATGTGCTGATGCGCGCCGGACTTCTTGGCGATGGCCTTGAAGTACGTGTACATGTGGGACATCGGGGCGTCCTCGAACATCTCGCCGGTGGTCATGGAGCGAAGGACATTGCCGATCGCAAAGACCTCGTCGGAGAGGTAGGGGCCGGCATCGGACATGTCCACCTCGGCCGGCTTGCCCAGCTTGTCGAGGTCGATGTCCGAGGAGACCGAGACCTGAGTCTTGGTCTTGGGAAGGCCTTCCCCGTCCCTGGTGGACAGGTCGACCTCGTTGCCGGCGGAGTCCACCAGCATCATCCCAGCGTAGGTCAGGGCCTTGTCGGTGTCGACGTAGTCGGCCTTGTCGCCCTGCCACGAATCGCTCATCTCGGTGGCCACGGTGATGGCGTTCGAGTTGGCGGGGATGTTCACGTAGGACATCTCGTGGTACTTGAGCTTGCCGGTGATGCCGTAGCAGCGCTGCTGCCGTTCGGTGTCCTCGTCCTCGTAGACGCGGCCAGGAAGGTGAGAGCAGAAGTCCTCGCTCTTCCAGTCCTTGCCACAGATCGAGCACCAGAGGTGATCGGAGTTCTGCCCCGTGGAGACCGTGTTGTACCGGCCGTCCAGGATCTTCGCGATCGCCGCGGCGTCGGTGATCATGGCCACGACCTGGATCAGGCCAGAGCCCTGCTCGTACTCCTTGGCCGGGTTCTTGAAGTCGTCGCTGAACTCAGCTCCCTCGAGGAGCTGGATGAACTGCGAGTTCACGATGCGGCCGATCGGCTCGCCGTGATGGTCGTGGTGGCAGAGGACCGGCTTGTCGTACGACGCGGTCCCGCCGTTGGCCTCCGAGCAGAAATCGCCGTAGCAGTCATGCTGCTTCAGGTACCGGCCCGGGTACACCCGCCTGTTCAGCAGGTAGCCCGAGTAGGTGGCGTTGATCTTGGCCTTGAGGGTCGCGCCCTGGTTGTCGTTCAGGAAGTTGAGCGTGTCCTTCTTCAGGAACGGGAGCGGCTCGCCCTCGACGACGTCGACGCTGAGCTGGTGGAAATCACGAAAGAGCATGTTAGGCCTCCAGAACCTCAAGGTCGGGGCACAGCGAGTCGACGGGCGAGACAACGTCTCGCGGCTTGACCGGGAAGGTGATGGTCTGCTTTGTCGCGTTTCGCATGATACCGATGAAGCCAGCGTCCTCTGCACCCTGAGCGAAACCCGCTGCATAGGCGGAAATGCCTGTGCGACGGACGGATCCGGAGACCTGTGTGGCCGCCGTTTCCGCTCGAATCTGACTCAGAGACGGAGCACCCGACTCGGAAGTGTCAACCATAGTCATACCCCGCGAATGGGCATCCTTCAAGGCGGGGGTCGCAAAGGTCCTCTGGAAGTTCAGGTATCCGGCCACCGGAATCTTCTCGATATTGTGGGCATCCTTGTACCCATTGGCGTAGATTTCCCAGAGCTGATGGCAGTCCTGGGCGATCTCCTGCTCGCTCCACCAGCGGACCATCGTGGCCTCGACGTACGCATCGACGAGCATGTCCTTGGCGATCCTCGGCTTCGAGGGAGACTTGCCGTGCTGGTTGGTGGGCTGATTCTTGTTCGCCGTGGAAGCCGCGGCCGGCGAGGCAGCGGCCTTGGCCTTCGCCACCCTGGCGTCAGCATCAGCCTTGGCCTCGATGAGCGGAATCTCCTGCACCTCGAGGTACATGTTGGCCCGCTCTTCGTCCTGGACCGGGTCCATCCCGCATCGGGTGCGAGCCTGTTCCTCGGTCGTGAGGTGGCCCTGGTAGAGCGCCATCTCGTGGTTCTCCTGGCTCCGACGCTCCTCGGTATCGATCGGCGGGAAGTCCAGGTAGACCATGTCGTCTTCGAGCTGATCACCACGGATATTGAACCCGCCCTCCATCAGGATGAAGAAGATCAGCTTCCAGTTGATCGCGTCTTCGACGGTGCGCTGGATCTCAGTGCAGGCGTCGATCAGGGTCTGAGTGATCGTCTGGGCGGTGTTGCGGTTCGCACTGCCACCACGGCCCAGGTCGATCTCGGAGAGGCGGATACCACCCAGGACGCGCTGCTCGATGTGCGTCAGGTACGGCGACAGGTCGAGGGCCTTGCCCTCGGCCCCGATCATGTCGAGGCTGTGTCGCTCGGTGACCACCAGGCCGCCCTCGAACTCCATGTCCTCGATCTGCTGACGGAAGAGGGAGACCTCGGAGAACGTGACTCCGTCTCGTTCGACATCCGTCGCCGGCGCTGTCTCCGAGCCCACCGTGGCGATGAACAGGGGGAAGGCGTGCTTGTGGGCGATGATGTCCATCAGCTCCTCGAGACGCCGCATCAGGCGGATGTCATCGAGGACCGGGATGATGTAGGGCGTGCCGAAGATCCAACCGGTGCGCTTGTCCAACGTGAGGTGGATGACGTCCCGGTAGTCGTACGACTTCTGGCCCTTCTTCTCGCCGCGGTTCAGGCCAGCGAAGACGTTGAGGTTGTGGACGGTCTGACGCCACTTGACCGGGAGGCCGGTGGCGGTCTGCTTCACGGCCATCGTGGTGGGATCGGCGTTGTACAGGCCCGAGAGGGGCTGCATCTTCCGACCCTTCCACTTGTACCGGCTGCCGCTCGAGCGCAGCTCGTCGCGCTTCTGCACGATGAAGTGGTTGGAGAAGGCGACCAGGTTCGTGATGATCTCGCGGAACATCGAGTCCGTGGTCATCTCCGTGGTCATGGCGATTTCCCAGAGCCGACGCTTCACGTACTTCACGCGCTCGGGGTCACGACCGACGAACCTGAAGCCGTTCTTCAGGATGAGCTCACGGTGGCGCTGCACTGCGCGCGCGAAGAAGGACTCGGTGTCCAGGGCCTTCGCGACCTCGGTGAGATCATGCTGAGGACCGACGTACTCGCTCGTGTCCGCAAAGCCACGGGCGGACTTGTACCTCTCGATGTCGAGGGCACCAGGCGTCTGCCGGCGGAGACTCTTCAGCCCCTCTGCCAGGACAGCGGTCTTTTTCTGGATGGCTGCACCACCCTGAGTTGCCAGCCGGAGATCCTCGATCTGGGTCTCGATGTCTCGCAGCTTCTGGGGGATCATCGGATTACGACGAGGGACAGGTCGCGGCCGGACGGTGGGCGCAGCGCCCCAGGTGCTAGGCTTATACCAGGTCATGGCTAGTTTCCGAGGTCCTCAAGGGTGGCCCCAAACGTCTTACGACAACGCACTTCGACCTCTCCGTCCACGTCGCCGATCTGGATCTGGGGATCCTTCATCGAAGGAATTGTATCCCGAAATTCCACTGCACCACGGGAGAAGGTGATTTCGATGGGCTTGGAATCGGCAAAATGCTCGGCGATCACGTCCGGAGAGAACTCAGTCGCGGGCATCTCGGGGATGTCGTTGGTGATGTCGACGAAGAGCTGATCCTGGCCAATCTCGTCCTCCTCTTCGCACAGGTTCCCGTGCTCGAGGGCGGTAAGTACTTGCTCCAGCACCATTAGTATCATCCGCAGCTTCTTGCCGCGGTAGATGGTGGACCAACGCTCCGTCCGCTCTTTCTCGCCAGTCTTGAAGTCGACGATGAACCCGTCCAGGAAGTCGCGCATCGTGAAGCGCAGCTCCACGGACAGTCGAATCACCTGGTTGACCATGTCCTGGATCAACGGGCAGGAGAAGAGAACCTCCCACTCCTTGTCGTCAGGCTCGAAGAGGAAGTCCTCCACGGGCCCGAAGACCTTGTCGATGAACCGGTTCATGAGGTCCCGGAGCTGGATCTTGATCTCCTCCTCGAGGAAGTCGAGGAAGTTGGCGGCGAAGTTGGAGAGACTGACGTGCCCGATCTTGCCCTGGATCGAGAGGAGGACCCGCAGGGAGGCGCGCAACGCGCGCAGCATCTTGGGGTCGCCGATCTTACCGAAGTACCTGACGAGGCAGCACAGCGCGTCCCTGGTCACACGGGTTGCAGCCACCTGGCCGATCAGGTCGAGGCTCTTGTCCAAGCCGTCTGCCTGTTCCGCCAGAGTGCACATGTACTCGGGGGCCACCGTGTCGACCGAGGCCGCGATCGCGTTCCTCAGAGAGACGTCGACGGCGCCAGCCAGGTCCAGGTCCTCATCCGCATCACCCTGGTGAGACCGTCGGTCCGGCCATCCCTGGTACCGGGCCAGGGCGTGGGTGGTCGAGTACTGCGGCGCGCCGCGCCATGTGGCCATGGCAGTCTGGCGGATGTCTCGAGCTTCCCAGTAGCCCACCCAGGACTCGTACCCGGCCAGAGGTGTCTGGGCCAGGAAATCCTTGGCGTAGTCGAGGATCATCTCGTAGTCCGCCTCACCCATCTTGCGGGCGGCGAGGTCCTGCATCTCGTCCAGCTCAGTCCCCTTGGCCTGCTGGATGAAGCTCTTCGGGGTCCGGCCGGTCAGCTGCTCGACCCCGCTCCTCTTGAGGAACCCCTCGATGGCAGCCTCTTGGAGGCCAGCGACGAGGAGCTGCATGATGATGCCGATGATCGTCTGGGCGATGAGACCGCCAGTCTCGGTGGCCGGCGGAAGCTTGGCCGAGGTCATCTGCTGGGTGTCGATCGCCTTCCACGGTCCCTGCATCTGGTTGAGGATGTAGAGGATCATGAAGTTCGACCCGAGCATGGCGAGCTTCTCGGCGTCCAGGTCAGGGTTGTCCGCGGCCGCCTGTCTGCCGTCGATGAACCGAGCGTCAGCCAGTGCGTTGCCCGTGATGTTCGTGGCCATGTCATCGAGGTTGACCAGGTTCCGACGTGTCTCCATCTGAGCGATGGCGTCCTTGAACAGGTCGAAGGTGATGATCGTACCCGCACGGTTGAACTGATCCTTGCGGCCCACCGCGGCGCGCACCTCGGATGCGAACTCACGCACCGGGATGGAGTACTTCTGCGCCTGGGTCTCGAGAGCCTCCGCCAGAGCCTTGGCCTTGTTGGCCACCCTGGCGTAGTCGTTGTAGACCTCACGAGCAAGATCCGGTCCGATGTCCACCGGCTCGTCCCGCTTGCGCGGACCCGGCTCGGTGATGCGACGCTTCTCCTCGGGGGAGAGGTCGGGACGTTGGAACGGATCGTAGGACACTAGAACGAACTCCGACCGCCGCCACGTTGACCGCGCGCACGACGACCAGCCCTACGGATGACCGCTGTTCCCTTGAATACGCGCTTCTTTTGCATGGCCTTCTTCTCGGCCTCCTCTTGCGTGTGAGGATGGTCAGGGGCATTGGCGTTGTTCTCGCCCCAGAGCTCACGCTCACGTTCGATGTCGACGTGGACTTTACCGTCACTCATGCTACCAGAGCGATCGCCAGGCTGAAGCCTTTCTCTCTGGGAAGCACGCTCCGCTCTCATCTGAGCCACGGAGTTGGGACTGGACTTGATACCCAGTCCGCCGGCGCGCTCGCAGGCGACCGTGGAGGTGCGGATCTTCCGGATGTCCGAGAACTCCAGGGTGAAGCCCATGATGGCCAGCATGAGGGCCGTCAGGGTGTGCTCGAACCCATCGGAGTACCGCGGCATGCCCGTGGGGCTGACCTTCTCCACCTTGAAGTGGCGCATCTGCTGGAGGACTCCGATGTCGGCGATGCCAATCTCGTCGTCCAGGATGCGGGTCTGCGTGTCCTCGACGTAGGAGATCTCGATGCGACCCACCTCGAGCTCACGTGCAGCCGTGGTGACCATGAAGTTCTTCGCAGGCTTCTTCACCTCCATCCCCGTACCCGGGTCACGGATGAGGATGTTGGAGTTCATCGCGATCGACTTGACGATCTTCTTGAAGTTGGTCTTCTCGCCCGGATGGTCCACGTCGAACTTCTTGAGCATCTCGACCTGGGTCTCGCCGTAGCCAGCATCGACGTAGATGTAGTCGGCGTGCCACTTCTTGGCGAGCTCCATGATCCGAGTCACACCCATGTGCTGGGTGAACTCGGCGCGGCGTACGACCTCCTTGTGGACGAGCTTGTACTTCACACCGACGGCAGCGTCCTGGCGAGCCTCGACCACCGTGATGTGTGTGCCGGTGACCGGGTTGTTCCAGTCGACGCCGATGATGTATCGGCAGCCCTCGTGCCAGATGCAGTCCTTGTACAGGTACTTCTTGATGCACTTCTCGATGTCGTTGGGACGGAACACGCCCGACATCTCCTGGCCGAACTCCGCGTTGAACTCTCGCATGTAGCCAGAGGCGGAGTACATCGTCTTGAAGAAGTGCTCGGTCTCCTTGTTCCAGGAGGGCGACTCGCTCGAGACGAACCAGAACTCCTTGAAGCGCTGGGTCTTGTCGATGCACCAGGACCAGAGCTTCTGCCGGATCCCCGTGGGGGTGGAGGAGCCCATGATGTTGGTGTCAGGCTCCGACGCGAGGATGGCGGCGATGACCTCAATGTCAGCATCCGCCAGGTAGTCCACCTCGTCCAGGATGATCAAGTCACCAGTCTGACCACGAACCTTGTCCGACTTGGCGCCCGTCTTGGAGCCAGAAGAGAAGCCTCGAATGGTCGAGCCATTCATGAAGGTGATCTGCTGGAACGGAGACTCACGGTCGATCTGAACCGACCCGCTCAACGCTACAGACTCACCGATGAACCGGCGGAGCATCTCGAAGAGCTTCATCACCTGCGGCTGATACGGCGCGATGATGAGGACCTCGAAGCGTCCGTTGGTCCAGGCAGCCCAGAGTGCACGGACAGCCATGCTCTCGGTCTTGCCTACTCGACGGCCGGCGCGCGTCCCCTTGAACTGGGACGTGCAGCGCAGCATCTCCTTCTGGTACCAGCGAGCCTTCCACCCGAACTCGACCTCAGCCCACGCCGCGGGGTCGGAGACGACCAAGGCCTCATGGTAGGCCGCGATGTCTCCATCGAAGTCGTCGACGGTGAGGTCTCTGAGGAGCATGGACTGATCGCCCACGCAGTTGGGCAGGAAGCTCGAGCCACCGTTGTGCGTGCGACAGAAGTCGGTGGTGACGCCCTTCTGATGAAGCTTGCGGTAGTAGTGCTGGCACCGCATGCAGAAGTGCTCGTCATCCGGCTCGGGCTCACCGAACGGCTTGTAGTCGTTCGCACGGTAGTCCCGCTCCGGGAAATACTTGATCCCCAGGTCCCCGTAGTCGAGGTCTAGTTGAATCTTTGCGTACTCAGTCATATCTGAAGACCGTAGGCTTCTGTGACGGGCGCGGTCACGTCGACCATGTTACAGAAATCCTCCCCGACAGACAAGACCCGAACGTGCAGCTCGGTGGAGAAGTCGTCGTGGAAGGCACGGAACCACGGCTCGAACTGCCTCTGAGACAGGAGCCAACAGTCTGTGCGCCAATCTGCAATGTGGTCACCGCAGTCCATCATGTCGATAAGGGAACCTGCCTGATTCTCGGAGAGCTTCTTCAGGCAGCAGAACGCCATGTGGGTGTCGTTCTTGAAGTTGAGGTGCTTGATGTCCGGCACCTCGAAGTCGGGCATCTGGTACCGAGGGAAGATGACCCAGTCATCCTTCTGGAGGTTGGACGCCCAGACACGGCCGCGGGTAGTCATGAGGGTGGCGTCGTACCCGCACCTCAGTGCAGGCAGCCAGAAGAACTCGATGTTCAGACCCTGCGACGAGACCTCAGGGCCGTACTCACGTGCACGACGCGCCTGCTGCCCATCGTAGAGCATGGTGTTGGGATGGAACTGCATCTAGTGCATCAGCGACGCTTCATTGCCGAGCGCAGCACGTGCCTGCATCCCCGACTGATGAATCGCCTGCAAGCTCGCTTGCCTCTGCGTCCATGCGACCCTCGAGACCGGCATCTCGTACTGACCTCCAAACTCAGGTGTGGGACCGCCGCTCGTTTGCAGAGCGGCCGGTTCGTATTCGTTGATCGCATCCACGAGGCTGCCACCAAGCTCGGCTCCCAGTGTAACAAGGGAAACGATGTTTGCAGCTCGAGCAATCTTGCCGACCTGGGTGACACCCCAGATGCGGGTCGCAGCCTGGGTGCCGTACCTCGAGCGCAGTCGGCCGAAGTTGCCACGCGACTTGTTGAAGAGGCCAGACATGGGGTTGAGCTTGGCCCCACCCTTCAGCCTGAGCATGTCGCGGCGCATGCGCTGGTACTGACGCTCGGTCACATGTCGATACGGAGCGAACCCCTGCAACCCCCAGATCTTCGCTGCATCCTTTTCGCCGATGAAGCCCTTCTGACCAGGGTACGCGGCGCGGGTCTTCATGGTCTGAAGCAAGCGCTTCCCACCACCGGGGCCGACGTCGCCAGCACCGGTGAAGGGGAGATACCCGCCGCGGTCAGCGTAGTAGTCGAGGCCGAAGAGAACAGCGAGACCGGGCAGACCAATGCCCAGGTCATCAGCGACGCTGCCTTCGCTCTGGCTATCGGAGCCCATCTGGAGACCTTGGTACGGATCCATTACCGAGACCTCCGACCGCTCCTGCCACGAGCCATGTTCTGGGCCATCTGGTCACTGCCCATGCGGTACTGGACACCGCCGCGCGCGTTCATCATCGTGATCCCGCCGCCCCAGTTACGCGGATTGATCCCACCCGCGGGCGCCGGTGCATAGCGCGTGTCTCCGACGCGACCGCTGCTGTAGCGCTGCATCGAACGAGCTCCGCCGTACAGAGCGCCAACACCCATGGCACCCCAGAAGGGATGGCGCACACCCATCATGCGACCGGTGATGCCGGGGAGCTTCTGCGCCTTGCTGCCGTGGCGCATGACCCGGCCGGCGTAGCGCACGCGATCGACAGAGCCACCGACGAAAGCACGGCCCATGCCAGCCATGCCGTGGAGCGGCCTGAGCAGCAGGGGAACGGGACTGGCGTAGTCGCCCTTGCCCTTGCCGATCATGGCACGGCCGAAGCCCTTCAGCCCTCCCTTGAGAGCCTTGCCTACCATCCGCTCGGGAGCATACATGTACCTGTCGTAGACCTTGCTGAGCTGCTTCACAGATCCGCCGAGTGCATCACGGCGATAGCCCCACTTCGCTCGAGCACCACGGAGGGGCGCGCGCAAAGCCTGGCGGAAGCCGATGGTGCCAGCCCAGAAGGAACCGAGTCCAGCGGCCGCACCGATGAGAGAGTTGTCGGTCTGGTCAGCGATCTCGCCGAGGCCCGAGGAGACACCGAATGCCACACCGGCCTTCACGGCCGGCATCGCGGCTCCGCCGATGAAGGTACCCTGGACCTGCTTTCCCAGGTTCCCCGTCGTGCGGTACATCCCGACTCGACCAGTGGCCTGGCCGAACGAGTCCATGACGCGCGCAGGACGTGCGGCGAACTTGCTGACCCTACGGCCGAAGATCCGTTTGACTGCTCCGCCGATACCCATTTAGAACGGCCCCATGTTGTTCCCAGGACGCAGTGCATTGAGTCCAGCCCATGCACCGTACGCAGCACCGGCAGCAGGGTTCCTGGAGCCGATGAGTCCCATGATCGATCCATGAGCGCCCACCTGGGCGCCAGCGCCAACAGCACTCGAGATGCCGTTGTTCTGACCGAAGAGAATGTTGCTTGCGGCATAGGCGCCAGCAGCGCCAGCCACCGTGCGACGGACCATCTTGTTCCGACGACGTGCCTCAGCAGGAGTCGCGCCGAGACCGTCCATGCCCATGTTGCGAGCCATGTCACTCAGGTTGTCGCCGGCGAAGTAACCACGGACACCGCCGCGGATCTTGTCGAAGCCACTCCAGCGAGGACCGGCACCGCGGTGAGTCTTGCGAGCCGAGTCGTAGAGCCCACCCATGTGGCGCGAATCGGTGTTCACGATGTGCTGCCACGCACGAGAGGCCTGACCCCTCGACAGGTCGATGGGATTCAGGCGCGAAGCACCCCTGAGGATCGAAGTCCCCATCCCACTCTTCCCGAAGAAGTTGGCCATGCCAGGAAGCATCTATGTCTCCGCACGGGACCTGACCGCGCCGGTGCGCGGACGAGCCCGCTCAAGTTGAGCCACCGCCGGGTTGACGCCACCGAGGCGTGCAACCTGATCTCGGAGGTGACTACGCTTAGCCATTCTACCCAATTTCTGGACATATCCAGCATGTCCTGCCTGAAGATGGGGCACAGACTTCCTCATCTCGCGCGGCAGGCTGTTCACCAGATTGATCGATCGAGGGTCATGAAGCGTGGGCGTTACCCCCTTCGAGAGGGCGTAGTGCTGGGCCCACTTCTGCGACTCAGACGCGCCACGCTCCGCCATATCCTCGACTGCCTGCCCTGCGAGTTCACGAGGAGCAGTCCCCACACCCCGGTAATTGGGGAAGGCAACGGGGAATTCGACCGGGACGTTACCCCCTTGGTTCTCGAACGCCATCCAGCCTTCAGGCGCGATCTCGTCGGTGCGCTCGGAAAGCTTCTGCCAGGGCTTGACCAGCTCGTTGTCGGCGAGGTGAGTCGACTCGATGAGCGCCTGGCGAGTCTCGCGCAGCCTGACCGCTCCCTCCTCCACCGCGCGCATCGAGCGCCCAGCGGGCTTCAGCGCGTTGGTATACTGCGTCATCTCCCAGATGGCTTCCTGGGACTTGCCGATGATGTTGGGCGCCTTGGAGAAGTAGTTCGCACCCATGAGCTGAGACAGGATGTCACGGCCCGAACCGAAGTCAGAGCCGACCCCAGTCGGGTCGATGCCGGGGATGGTGTCATACCGACTCGTCGGCCGGCGGATGCCCTCGAGCTCAGTCCGGTTGTGCTCGCCGAGGAGGTAGAGCCCACCGAGAGCGACACCAGCCATGGCCATGAACTTGTTGCCCTTGATGCCAGCCTTGTCGAACCAGGACCGGGACTGCTGGAGGTTGATGTTCTCCGGACCCAGCTGGCCACCGTGCAGGATCCTCTTCATGTGCTCTTCGGCCTGGATGTCCTCCATGAAACCAGCAGCCATCGCCTCCTCGTTGCCGAGAGTGGCGTGGATGAACTTGGACATCTGTGTGCTGTTCGGACCTGCGTTCGCCATGTCCTCGAGCATCCTGCTGATGCGAGCAGAGGTCATGGTATCGATGTCCGAGTCGTGCAGCCCAGCCTCCATGAGGCTCTTCAGCATCTTCTGGTCGTCGGGGTTCGTGGACAGATCGGCCAGAGCCTTGACGACGTTCTCCTGCTTCCAACCCAGGGTGAAGTTGAACCCGGTGGTCATCACGGACTCATCACGGCCGGCGATGCCAAGGAGGCTGACGTGGCGTCCCTCGGTCGGCTTGTAGGAGCGATCGAACAGCTGGCGCAGTGCCACCGCCCGATCCTCGCTCCCCTTCAGCCGGCGAACGACATCACGGTAGTCCCCGTAGGTCTCGACGCTACCCATCATCTCGGCAAGGTCTCGAGCGATCTCGTCCGACTGACCGTAGCCAAGGTGGCCCGCGAACTTCTTGTGGAACTGGTCGAAGCGCGTTGCCTTGCTCTCCTCACCCACGACGTCCATGAAGGAGCGCAGCTGCTCGTGCTCCACGATGGCACCGCGCACGTTCTTGTTGTCGCGCACCAGCTGCTCGAGCCTGGCCCTGTCCGTGAAGCGCGGGGCGAAGCCCTTGTCGTGCTTCATCAGGTTCCAGGTCATCTCGAAGATCGGCTCCGCAGCCTCCTTGACCTTGAAGCGCTTGTGCAGCTGGAGCTGGCGAAGCTTCCTGGACACCTTCGGGGAGCCGGCGGCAGCTTCCTGGATACGAGACCAGTCGAAGCCCACGTTCCAGCCAGCAAGCTCAACCTGCTGACCGCGGTTCACGTCCCTGAGCATGGAGTCGACCATGCCCTCGACGACACTGACCTCGCTGTGGGTCTGTCTGCCGGCGAGCACGTGCTTGACGTGACGCTGGAGGCCTTCACGCAGAGGGTTACCAGGGACGAACACGCCGACGTCCCAGTAGCCCTTCATGTCCTGGCGGGTGAGACGCTTCAGCAGCTCGTCGTTCAGCTCATTCTCAGACGTCGTGTTGCTGAGCTTGAGCATCTCCTCCGTGATGATGTCGGTGAAGACCTTGCGGTTCATCCCAGCTTCGGTGGCCTTGATGTCACCGGAGCCGTAGAGGAAGTCGACCATGCCGGGCTTGACTTCCCGACCGAAGGAAATCTGGGACAGGCGCAGACGGTCAGTGGTACGCCGTGCCGGCATACCCATGAGCTTGGACTTGGACTTGGTGCGAAGGCCCTGGGTCTCAACGTCCAACCAGTACCGAGTGGCCGCCTTCTGGTGGCCACCCTGCACACCTTGAGGGATGGCCCTGCGAGCAGGACCACGTTCCTTGCCTGCCATCTTGCGTGCGGCCGCAGAGCCGAACGAGTGCCAGGGCTTGTTGTCGTCGACGATCCACTTGCGTTCCAGCTTTGCGCCCCTGGAGTCTTTCCAGTTGCCCAGAGACCCGAAGGTCCCCTTCTCAAAGCCGACAGCCATATCAGCATGGCGGACGAGTTCCTCGTCCACGTCCATGAACGCCTGCCACTGCTCGTTGTGGGTCATCGCGTTCCACGCCTGGTCGCTGTAGATCTCGTGGACCCGCCTCTCGTTGACGGCAGGGTTCAGGACCTCGTAGCCCATCTTCTCGAAGAAGGACTGCGCCCGCATGAAGGCAGGGATGTTCTTGCGCTCCATGTGCGACATCGGCCCCGAGATATAGATCCGGGGCTTGCGCTTTTCCTTCGTGCGGATCTCCGCAGCAAAGTGCTGGAACTGACCGAGGGTGACGTCGGGCACTACTAGTCCTCGTCCACCGGCATGTCCATGACCTCGTGCGACTCAGTCTCCTCGACGACCACACGCTCGACGATGAACATCTCCTTCTTCATCTCACCCTTGCGACGCTGCGCGACCTTGGCGATGCGCTCGCCAATCTCCGCCGCCTTCTTGGAGCGATCGAAGATGCCATCACGGTCCGCCTTCGCGCGGTCCTGGGGCGTGGCGAGAAGCTTGCCCAAGAGACGCTCCTTGCGCTTGCCCGTCTTCTCGAGGATGCCGATCGCGCGGTGCACGACCTTGGCGATCACGTGGTCCCCGCTGATCGGGTTGAAGCCACGCACGTCGTCAACCTCGATCACACCACCGTCGATACCGAACTGCCCGTACGCTCGAGCTTCGATCATCATGATGTGGACGAGGTCGTTGATCTGGATGATGAGGAACGGGTCCTGCTGATCCTCGATGGAGAGGCTACCCGTGAGCATCATCTTGTAGGCGTGCATCTGCCCCAGCTCCACAGGACAGTCCTCGCCGATCGGCCGAGGGATCTTCGCCCTGAAAAGGTGACACTTCGTCTTGAAGGCGCAGGCGTGATCTTCGCAGATCATCGCCGCTTCCATCCAGTAGCCGAGGTTGTTCACGTTCCCCGCCAGGGCAGCCTTCTGTTCCGTCGAGAGCAGCGCGACCGTGCTCTCGGGCATGAAGTCCAGGGCCGTGGGAAGGTCAGCGACCTTGGACACGGCAACGCCCTTCTCCTCGATAGTCGAGAGAGCCTTATCGTCTTCGGCCGGCGCGGCCTCAGGAGCCTCTTCCGCCAGGGGCGACGGATCGGGCCTGAGGTCTACCGTCTCGTCAGGGGTCTCCGGGTATTGCGTAACCAAGCCGCCGAACGGCGAGCCGGGCTTCCCGTGCTTGTTGATCTTCTGCATGTGTCACCTCCACCATGATAAGCTTTGCGGCAGCTACTGTGAACCGGCAGGTTGCACCCAACCGCCGATTGTAGATCTCCAGCAGCGCATACTGGCGTTGAGCAAAGGGTTCCAGGGTCTCGCGGAGTTCAAGGCAGATGGCTACGAGGCGCGAGCCTTCGACCTGACCTTCTTCTTCTCGAAGTTCAGGCTGCACCGATTGTCCGTCCGGTTGACGATCTTGATCAGTGCCGCGCACAGACCCCTCCCGCCTTCCGCAGGACGGAAGTGCTTACACATCTCGCACGAGGCGAGCGCCAATCTGCTCGCGGAAACGACCATTCTGTGTGCATAATACGCACAGTGCTGCCACTTTCCTTTACATATTTCCCAGAATGTGCAATTTTCCCACAACGTGAAAGAGGGCCATTTTGGGAAAAACCCTGGAACTGTCGGCACTTATGCGAATCTGCCGACGTTTTCAGCGGGACAAAAAAAAGACCGCCCCGGGTGTCCGAGGCGGTGGGTTGGCGCCGGGCTGCCGGTCCAGGCACCAGAAGGAGGCTCTCCCGCAGAGGCGAAGCCAGGAGCATGATACCCTACCCATCCTCAGTGAGAGAGACGCCCATCAGTTTTCTCAGATCCATCAGCCCGTCACGGGCAATCTGGCGGATTCTCTCGAAGGAGACTCCCATCTGAGAAGAGATCTGGCGGAGGGTCATGCCCTCTTCCATCCCGATCCCGAAGCGCATCACGAGGATCCTCTGGGTCCTTTCGTCGAGGCAGGAGAAGAGGTCCTCGACCATCGCGATCAGCTCGCGTTGCTCAACGACTTCCTCGAATGTGTCCTCGTCTTCGTTACCAGGCAGCACCGACTCTTCTACCGCGCCCACGCCGCGCAGGAAGCGCCCAGCCTTCTCCAGGTCCTCGAGGGCCACCTCGGCCTCTCCGGTCTTCTGGTAGCGCCAGAACTTGTCCCAGATGTGCTGCGGGAGCCGGCCGATCTCGTTGAGGCCAGGCATGGCCTTACGGATGCGCTGTCGGATCCACCAGGTGGCGTACGTGGAGAACTTCGTACCGCGGCGCCAGTTGAACTTGTCCACGGCGATCATCAACCCTACGTTGCCTTCCTGGATGAGGTCGTCACGATGACGCTCCTCCACGGTCAGCTTGTTCACGTAGTGGACAACGAGCCGGAGGTTGCACTCCACCAGATAGCTGCGTGCTTTGAGGTCGCCCTTTTCGATTCGCTTGGCGAGCTTCTTCTCTTCGGCAGCAGAGAGGAGGGGGTGCTGGTAGTAGTCCTCGAGTGACATGTATCTCCGGTTAGTCAGACTTCTCGACGAACTCAGCATCGAGTTCGGGTTTCAAGGCTTTCATGATCTTCTGCGCTCCACCGTTGCCGAGCATGTGCTCGAGCTGCTTCGTGTGCCGCTTGGGCGCAGTCAGCTTATGGTGGAGGACCACGACGAACAGCAGCAACAGGACGCCGCCCAGTGCGACGCCGACATACATCAGTACGCTGAGTGTGTTCCCATGAGTTGAAAGCTTCTGACTAAGACCGGATGCCTTGTTGATCTCGACTTCCACCTGACCCTTCAGGTCCCGCGCATCAGACGCTAGACCCTCGATCTCGGTGAGAGTACCCACCACGGCAGTCTTGATCTCCACGAGCTTAGGCTCGAGGTTTACCATCACGCGCTGAAGCTCCAGGGTAGTCGCACGGATCTGATCCGTGGCTTCCGCAGTGCTCTTGGCCGACGACTTCAGCGCGGGGAGTGTGTCCTCCCTCAGGGTCGCAGAGGTCTTCTTGATGTCGAGGGCCAGTTCCTTGGTGGACGTAAGAGCCTCGTTCACCCGCGTCCCGATCGAGCCGCAGCTAATCGCAAACATGCAGAGGAGAACGAGACTCAGATTTTTCATCGCTACGTCCGCGCTATTCGGGCGCCGGTGTGTCGGGCCCCTCGGTCTCGGCGGCCGCAGCCGCAGCCGCGTCGCGCTCGACCTTGCGCTTGATCGCGTCACCGAGACGGGTGTCCGAAGCGGCCATGGCGTCCATGGCTTCGTCGACGGTCTCGTCCGGGACCTCTTGCTGTCCAGCCTCGTACGCCTTCGCGGCGGCCTGGCTGAGGGTCACGATGCCCTTGATGATCGCTTCCACGGGAACGGACACTAGTCACCTCCTTGGATGATGGCGTCGGCTCGTTCCAGAGCGTCGACAGCCGAGGCGATGATGCGGTTGACGACCTCGAGCGGCTTACCAGCCTTGAGAGCGGCCCACGCACGTCGCACGTCCTTGGCGGCCAGGCGCGTCAGCTCCTGGACCTTCAGTGCCTGATCGACAGAGATCAGGTCGTAGTCGACCGCGGTGGTGGCGAGATCGTTCGTCGCCTCCACAGCGATCGCTTGCTGCATGATCTTGCCCTTCGGACTCGAGGCGCAAGCCGCGAGCACGAGGAACATCGCCATCAGCGAAGCTTTCAGCTTCATGGGGATCCTCCCTACTTCTTTTTCTTGGCCTTGTTGCGCTGAACGGCAACTCCGCCGGCAGCGAGTGAAACGAGAGATGCACCGCCGTAGACAAGCTCGGGCGGCAGAGCCCATCCGAGGTGGACACCGAGGGCGCTAACCCATGCGGCGACCGCAGCGAGGAACTCAGGGCGTAGCAAAAACTTCATGGTGACCTCCGAATGGATGGGTGTTCAGCAGGATTGATCATACCCCAGGAACGAGAGGACTGCCTAGAAATCGAAGGTCCACCAGAACCCGAAGTAGAACACCGTGTTCTGACGGAACTGCAATGCACCCTCAGGGTTAAGTTCCGGGGAAGTCACCGCGCCGAAGAATCTGACCTTGTGGGGCCGGCCCTTCTTGTCCTCGAAGTCGAACCCGACCGATCCGCCTATCGGCTTGTCCGGCCGGTGATAGTCCGAGGAGAAATGGCCCCAGTCAGGGGTACCGCCGACCTTGAAGGTTCCGCAGCCGGCAAAGAAAAGGGCGCCCACCAGCAGAAAGGTAGCGAAATTCCATACTGAACGGCGAGGCCTGCTCGGCGATCGGGATCCGCTGGGGGCGCCGGGAATCATAGTACTACCAGCGGAGAGACCACCCAACCATGAAACCTGTGCCAGGCTTCCGGGCGTGCTCTCCGTAGGTGTCTCGAGCGGCGTTCGAGAAGTTCATGTCGGCTCCAATCCAGGGGCCCATCTCCGTGGGGCCCACCTTGAAGAAGACGCCGACGCGGGCGTAGCCGGTGAGCTCAGCCCAGGTGCCATCTCCGCCGGCCTGGTCATCCCAGCCGAGGTAGAGGTGCGGCCGCAAGCCTATCTCTCCCCACCAGCGAGGCGAGTGGCCGTGCTCGAGCCTCACACCACCCTTGAGCTTCAGGACCCGCCTGGCCTCGCCCCACTCGGTCTCATCGGTATACCCGAGTGCGAAGCCGCCGACAGCACCGAAGGCTGTCTCAGCGTCCCTGTCGAGGCCGTGGACGGAGTACTCGGAGGTCCAGGAGGGCTCAGGCTCCCAGTCGTAGATGACCGTGTCCTCGTGGGTGAGGGCACAGCCGACCGAAGCCAGCAGGAGGGTGACCAGCAGAGTCTTCATGATGGAGGAGGGAGCCCCGAGTGAGAAAAGCAACGGGTGGGAGGTCGTAGGGACGGATCCCCGGGGCCCCTCCGTAGGGATTCTACCTCTTCGGAAGCCAGGCGTTGGCTTCCTCGATGATCTCGTCGGTGATCTCGCGCATCGGAGCACCGTTCTGTTCCATGCAGGCGAAGCCGAGAGCGGTGATCTTCCGGACGGTCTCGAGAGCCTCACCGTCACCCGGGCAGCGGGAGACCTGGTGGATGGCCTCGTCGAGATAGTCCTTCATGTAGGTCAGGAACGACGCGGTGCCATGGGTACCGTTCGAGGGCGTGGTCTGCGGGTTCCAGCGGAAGAGCTGGTACATGCGCTCGCCGCGCACGACCTCGGCGACGTAGTCGAAGGTGTGTGCCGGCGGGGTGTCGGTGATGCCTTCGATGGCTTCCTGGATCCGCATGGCGACGGCACCGGTGTAGATGGAGTCGCGGCAGAGAGTCTTGGCGGTGATCATGTGAGCCTCCTCGGGGCTACGGTTCTCGGAACTATGGTCATGGAGAACCGAACCATCGGTCTCCGGCAGTAGGCTTCAACATAGCGGGCGAAGTCGCGCCCGTCAACCATCAAGTTCTCGGTCTTCGAGTCGTTGTACCCCAGGCTCCTCAGCGCGAAGGCACACGCGATGTCGAAGTTGGAGAAGCACGAGATCTCACTTACGCGCCGGGGCATGTTTCCTCGGAACAGTACGCTGCATGCCGTACCAGTAGTACTTGTTCGCCAGCCGGCCCATCATGTTGTCCACGACGTTGGTGCCCTGCATCTCCATGTTGGCCTGCACGAACCGGTCGACGAACTTGCGGATCCTGCCCATGCGCTCAGAGTAGTTGGTGCCGTCGAGGGTGAACAGGCCAGTGCCCTCGCAGGCGATGACTGCTGCAACCTCGAACCCGTTCTTCACGGGGATGATTCGATCAACGCGGCGGGGCATTCTTCCACCACTGCCTTCCCGAGAACGTCCGGCTCTTCATGACCTGGAGCGCGCGCTTCCGTAGGTCGTAGTACCAGAGCGTGATCCAGTTCTCCGAGTCCTTGATGTCCGTCGGGACCGCATTCTTGTCCACGGTCATACCCTTGTCCGCTGCACGCACCAGGCGCATGCCACACCCGTGCAGGAGCTTCACCAGCAGCTCGGGAGTGCTGGCGTCAGAGCCCTGGCCGTCGACCAGACAGATCACTCGTACACGTCTCGGCATCAGCGGCCTGCCCTTCGCGGCTTGATGTCGAAGAACGGACCAGCGGCCTTCCTGAGGTTGACGAGGAGCATTGCGATGTGCATCATGTCGTCCGCTTGTTTCTGAGGAGTCTTCGGCGCGTGCGAATGCTGACCCACGATCACCTGGTCACCGTAGGTGAGCACCCTGTGCAGGTTGTTCACGATGGAGGGTTTGTCGGCTTCGCATCCAACAGCGATCATGGCGACACGTCTGGGCATCAGCTTCTCTTCCTGAGCACACACTCAGCAATCGTCCACCGTCCATGATCAAAATAGTAGCGCACCTTTCTGGTGTACCAACTCGCGAAGCTCTTCGCGACCATAGCGACCGCATCACCGTGGCTCTCGTTCGGGAACTGCGAGACAAAGTGGGCATCCAGATCAGCATCCGTTTCACGGAACGCCTCAAAGAGAGCTTTCTCCGCGCAGTGCTCCCGCAGGCGGTCATCGACAGGGGTGAGATCAACTCGTCTAGGCATCACTTCCTCGGCACGATGAAGAACTGAATATCCACGTGGGGGAACTTGAGCCCAGCCATGAAGCGATAGGCGAAGAGCTCTGCGCGGACTGCCATCGAACCTTGATGTTCCTCGAGCAAGACCTTGTACACGGCCTCTGCGTTCTCACGGAGGCCTTTTATAGTGCCGACTGAACCAAGTTGTACCTGAGCAGGCATCACTCATCGCCCTTGGGCAGGTAGGACAGGATGCGATCGAGCACCTCGCGAGCCTTGGTCTCGAGACGCTTCACCACTTCCGCCATCTCCATGTGCGCCTTGGCTACCTCTTCAGCAGCGACGGTGACACGCTCGGTCTTCTTTTCGAGCTCCTCCATGCGGGAGTGACTGACGATCGAGCATCCGACGAAGAGAAGGGTGGCGAGGATCAGAAGCCTTCGCACATCCCTCTCCCGTTGCACTTCTCGCAGTCGCGCCAGGTCCACCTGTAGCCCTGACGTGCATCG